TCAGGGCAAGTCAAAAGAACATCTACCTCTTCACCAACAGACTTACCACGAATGTTGAGAAAAAGATATTCAATATCAAAAATCGACAACTGCTCTACTTTAATTCCTCTTGTAAGAATACAGTTTCCAATCACAGTTTTAAGTGCCTCTGCAATTTGCGCTGGATCCTCACTCTCCATCGCAATAATCAAGATCTTCTCTTCTTTGACTAAAAATGGGCGATACTTAACAGGTTTTTTTAACGATGGAATTTCCAACTCATACGTTGGTGTAGCAATTTTTGGTAAAGGCATAATAACCTATAAAACTTCAGTAAATTTATTTAGTTGATTATCGGTTGCCCAGAAGCACTAAAGAATCTTCTATTGACTTCTGCACTAGTTCTTGTATCAATACTTGAATCATAAAAAACAACACCGCTTTGACCACGAACTGGTACTAAAGTTCTTTGGTTATTATTAGTAGTTGCTGAACCATTTGATTCTTTATTATTGTCATTTCCAATAAATTGATTAATACTCAATGCACGACCTGCAATATAACGATCAAATTTAAAACTTACTGAAACTTTTAAAGTGTCCGACTGAGCATAAGACAATTGAGGAGCACTCATCGCAATTGGCCACATTCCAACAAAAGTATATTCTATTTCTGCTTCGTAGTTTCTATCAAATTTAATTATCTTAGTATAATTACTTTTATAATACTCTGGATACTGCATCCTAATGAAATAGTTTGCATCTCTTTGACTGACTGGACCAGCGGTAGATTCAATTGGATTATGAGAACCACTGGCAATGAATTCCATCCAGGACTCTAAAAACTTAATCATCAAATAATCACTGTCAACGTAAAAATCAAGACTAATTTCATCATACATTCTAGCGACAGCAAACTTCTCCTGAACTCCAGTGAAGTTTCCATCAACTACTTTTTCCTTAAAAGATGTTGTTGGCAATGATGCATTAAAGCAAAGTAGTCCAGCGGATTCATTAATAAAAAATGGAGAAACTCCTCTTCTTGCCAAATAATTTCTTAATTGACTTGGGAGACCACCAAATATTACTTGATAATGGGAAGTTTGTGCTAGGTTAGTAAATAGCGGTTTAATATCCGATATTCTGCGGGGCTTCGCTGGCACTCTAAATAACCTATATGAGTTTTATAGTATAAGTATTTAGATGTCTTATAAGGGAAAATACCAACCATCATTCCCCAAAAAATATAAAGGAGACCCAACCAACATTATATACAGGTCTTTGTGGGAAAGAAAATTTATGGTTTATTGTGATACAAATGAAAAAATACTAGAATGGGGTTCTGAAGAAATTTTTGTTTGGTATAAGTCTCCAATTGATGGAAAACCACATCGATATTTTCCAGATTTTTATATTAAAGTTCAAGAGGCAAACGGAGCAATTAAGAAATATCTTATTGAAATTAAACCACTAAGACAAACAATTCCTCCTCCCAAACCCCAAAGACAAACAAAAAGGTATATTAACGAAGTCTATGAATATGCTAAAAATCAATCAAAGTGGGAAGCAGCAAAAGATTGGTGTGAGGATAGAGGATATGAATTTAAAGTCATCACAGAGAACGAACTTTTCTGATAATGCCTAGAAAACCACTTCAACAACGAAATCGCATTGCTCCACTTGTTAAAAAGTTGATTGGAGTTGAAGATGCTGATGATCTAATGCTTGAATTAATGAATGTTCTTACAGAAACTAGAGAACCTCCAAAATCTGGAAGATATTATATCTTTGTTTATAATGCTAAAACATCAGGTATAAGATACGACCAGAATCCTTTTGTTTATGTTAATAATGTTTATAAATGGGGATTTGATGGAATCAATTATCACTGGGGTGAAGAAAGACAATACACCTGGGATGAAGTTGCTGGTGGAATGTATGAGATTTATAAAAATGAAATTGACGATTTAAGACGCATACCTTTTGGCAATATCAGAACTAAATAATTAAAAAACATAAATGGCAGATACTACAAGATTTGATTATAGATATCCGCTTACAAAACTTGATAAGTCTGATGATTATTTAAAGATTACGGTTCTTGATTACAAACCACCAGGATTTGCTGCGACTGGATTTGTTTTACCAACTGCTAGTGAAGTTGCTGGATACAGTATTAAAGATGAAAAAGGAACTATCATCCTACCAATTCCTGAAGATGTACAAGATAAAAATAGTGCAACTTGGGGTAGATCAGAAATAGGACCAATAGCAGCTGGACTTGCAGCATTTGGTCAAAATGCAATAACAAATCCAACAAAAATACCAGCAAATATACAAACTGTTATTGGAAATATTTTAAGTGCTTCTCAAACTGGAACAGCACAAAAAGCAGCACAGGCAATGGCAATTGATTATGCAAAAAATGTTTTAATAGGTTCAGGTAATCAAAATCAAGCAAATTTACTTTCAAGATATTCTGGTGCTATAACTAACTCAAATATTGAATTAGTTTTTAGTAGTGTTAATTTGAGAGAAACTTTTACTTTTGCATTTGATATTGTTCCCCGTTCACAGAAAGAAGCGCAACAAGTGAAAGATATTATTAGAACATTTAAAAAACATAGTGCTGCTAAAAAATCAATAGGCGCAGCAACAGGATTATTTTTAAAAGCACCAGAAGTATTTAAAGTTGAATATATGAGTGGTGATAAACGACACCCTTACTTAAATAGATTTAAGATTTGTGCCCTACAGGGTATGAGTGTGAATTATGCACCTTCTAATACCTATGCAACCTATGCAGACGGTGCTCCAGTTAATATGATTTTAGGTCTTACTTTCCAAGAACTCACACCAATTTATGCTGAAGATTATGATAAGGGTGTTGGCACAGAAGGGACGGGTTACTAATGTCTTACTTTAGAGAACTACCAAATCTAGAATATCAATCTTTTCTATCGGACAGAAAATCTGCCGATGAATACCTTTTAGTAAAAAATCTATTTCGTAGAGTAAAACTTCGTGATGACTTACAAAATGTCTTCACCATCTTCGACAAGTATCAAGTTGTAGATGGTGCTCGTCCAGATACAGTAGCAGAAGAACTCTATGGAAGTTCTCAGTATGACTGGATTGTTTTAATTAGTGCGGGAATCACAAGAGTCAGAGACCAATGGCCTCTTTCTGACAAGCAAATTTATGATTATGCAGAGCAACTTTATGGTGAAGACTTAAATGCAATTCATCACTACGAAACCACAGAAGTTAAAGACTCGCAAGACCGCTTAATTCTTCCAGCAGGTAAAGTAGTTGATTCGGATTTTACAATTCCAAAACCAGGAGAACCAACTTCAACTTTAAATCCTGTTGTTGGTGTTACTAACTATGAATATGAGGTTGCTAAGAATAATGAAAAGCGTGGAATCTATGTTCTAAAACCAATTTACTTACAACAAGTTCTTCTTGATACAAGAAAAGCAATGTATTATGATAAGTCTTCACAATATGTCAATGAAAGATTAATCAAAACTGAGAATACAAGAGCATCAAACCCTGTTGGTTTCAGCACAATCCCATAAGAGTTCTAGATTATTATCAAAAATCATCACATATCGGTGCTTGCGGGAGCGGTCTTTCCATTCTCCTTCAGCACCTTTTATTTTTCCACGAGAGTGTTTAGTTCCATCTGCAAAGTAGAAATCTTTTTTAGGGTCTGTGAGACCTGCATATTTAAAGTTACAAGCACGATAAACTGTACCAGAATGGTAATCTGAATCAGCATAAGAAATGATTGCTTTAACTTCAGTATCTTTCCGAAGTTGTCTAATCGCTCGTGACACAAACCAAGAAGTGATGTTATATTCGCGTGACTGCGTATCAGGGTGGATGCAAAGTCTTGAGAGTTCGAAGAGTCCTTGTTGTTCATTACGTTCTAATCCAAAAGCACCTTGAGCAATTTCAGGCACAGGAAGTCCAGTGAACACACAGACTCCCTGAATACCACCAATATTCAATGGGCAGAAGTCATTATTCTTATAAAGACCATAGTTATACCCAGATTTAAAACTTTTTGAGAAGTCCTTAAGATAATGAAACCGCAGAAGTAACTCTGCGGCTTCGGACTTGCTTACACGATCAATGGTGTAATCAGACTTCACTCTTCTGCCAGACGGGCAAAGTAGGACAGGGCATCATCATCCTCATCTTCCTCAACCGCAGCAGCACGACGGGTGGGTTTGAGAGAAGACAGTTCCTCACGGAGATCCTCAGTCAGTTCCTTCACAGGACCACGAGAATACTCTTCCTCATCAGCAACTTCCTCATCCACACGGCGGGAACCTTTGGAACCCAGCACATACTCAAGACGCTTCTTCAGTTCATCATAAGTCTTGAACTGATCGGCAGCGGTCAGTTCGGCAAGCGAATACTGCTTCTTCCACACTGCTTCCATAGCGTCATCATCGTCCAGCAGAGGACCAGCAGCAGCAAACTCACTGGAATCATAGTTACGATAACCAGCAACGTTCTTTGCCTTCAGTTTGAAGTTGGCACCTTGCCAGAAGTCAAACGGATCAATCGCTTCCTCATCTTCAAACTCAGGTTGCATCGCAGCAGTCAGTTTGTCGAAGATCTTCTTACCATACTTGAACAAGAAGACTTTACCTTCGTTGGCAGGGTTGGCAGGATCCTTCACAACGTAGATGTTGCTCACATAGGTCAGTTTACGCTTCTGCTTACGTGCCAGTTCCTTACCAGCATCAGTGCCATTGTTCCACAGTTCGGAGTTCAGTTCCGACACAGGATCCTTCTGACCCAGAGTAGTCAGAGAGTTCTCAATATACCAACCACCAGGACCTTGGAATGCGTGACTGTAGAGTTTCACGAACGGCAGGTCCTCGCCATTCGGAGCAGGGAGGAAACGGATCACGGCATAACCATTGCCGCTCTTATCTACATCCAGTTTCCATACGCGGTCGTCACTAGAACCGCTACTTGTATTCATTTTTTCAACTTCTTTAACCAGTTTGGCGGTCAAAGAACCAAGTTTAGACTGCTTTTTAAGGTCAGCAAAAGACATTTGGATTACCTCGGATAGTTTGGATTCGGGGGATTACTCGGATAGTATAACAGAAATTGCCTCAGCGGTCAATGAATTGCTTG